CACTGAGCCGCGTGCCACTCGGGTTCGCCGAATCATAGAAGACCAACTCATCATCGGCATTCCGCGTAATCCGAATCGTATCATCATAAACCCCGCTGGACGGCCGGATTTCAATGCTGTCCGTTTCAATCCCGTCTACCGCTGCCCAGGCACCCCCTTGAACCGCAACAATCATGGCAATCATCACTAACAGTCTATAACGCATTTGGAACAATCCTCCTGATTTGCAGTTGAGCACTTGTCACGCTCCCCACCGTTGTCCGCAACAGCCTCATGTGGACAGCCAGCGTATCCATCGAAATATCAAGCGCGGTCGGCGTAGCGTTCCACTGGTAATGATTCCCGCTCATATCAGGACTGGCCGCAACCGATAGCGGCATACTGTTGTCCGTCCGCAGCCGCGCCACCCGCAGCTGCGTCGTCGTCAGTTCCGCCACCACCACATACGCCCCATCGCTCGTCCGCGGCAGCGCCAGCCGAATGCTGTTGCTCCCCCATTCAATCTCACCATTCGGCGAATCCGTCGCGCTCTGCGTCGTTTCACTGCCCCACGGATTGATCTGAAGATTCCCCTTCAACCGCAGCGTGCCATCCATCCCGAGGCGTGCCGCGACAACTCCGCCAATCACAAATACGAGCCGCCCACCGCCAAAAAGATCGATGTATGTAGTTGTTCCCGCCGCACGCTCCCAGATCCGTGTTCTCACATCAGGGATCGCGATATTCAAATTGATTCGCGACTCCCCCATGCTCATCTCAACAATTCGCCCCGCCTGGCCATAAAGCCGCGTATCCTCATCAGTCACTCGCACCGGATCGCCCAACTCTAAAGCGATGAACTCTAGCGGAACCTCCAGCCGCGCATGAGTCCGTCGCCATGCGTAATCGGCTAGCAAATGCGCCGCTAGATTATTAGCCGTATCTGTGTCTATTACCCATTCGGCGTCAAGGGTTTCACGCCGCACCCCCCAGCTCTCCAATTGGCTGAATCCTTCGCTAACCTCCACCAGCCGGTTAAAGCGCCCCTCAGCATTCCGCGAAAAATACAACCCAATGGAATTCGCTACTTCCGTTACATCACTCCCAAATTTCATCACTGGCGCCTGATTGCTGCCACGCGCCCATAGCGTATCGTCCCTATTGATTTCCGTGTCGCTACTGGCCGGCGTCAAACGCAGCGATGGCGCAAACACGAACCGGCCGCCATCCCACGCGACGCGCAGCCCCGCGTCGCGAATCGCCTGCATGAGTAAATCACGGCACGTCGTCACACGATTCAGGCGCCGATCAAATCGCCAAGTCAGAGCCCCGTTATTTGTCACTTCCGCCAGCGCCGCCGTCAGGCCCGCCGTGTCCACATGCTCCAGGCCGATATTCCACAGCCGCGTCTCGCCGTCGATATTCGCGCTCGAGTCCAGCAGATATTTAATCACCTTCTCCGGCGCCGTCATCACTCCGCTAGCGTAGGGATCTTCAATGCCGGCGATATCGGCCAGCCCCTCAACGTTTTCCTCCAACAGTGTCGTAGCTGTCGGCGCCCGCTCATGCACCTCAAACCCAATGGAATAGACCAGGATATCCGTTGCATCCCCGGTATTCGGCCACAGCACTTTGACTTCCGGCGTTCCATCGAAATAGCCCCAGCCCCCCTCGGCCTGCACCCGGCTCGTTATATCGATGCGCTGGTCGCGCGGCGCGCTCGCCACCAGCCCCGTCCCGTCCTCGATGTCGTCAACTTCCACGTCGCCCGTCAGTTTGCCGGTCACGCTCCCCGTCAGGCTGCCCGTCAGCGCTGTATTCGCGCCGGCCAGCGCCACCGTGTCCAGAATACTTACGTCCGCATCCAGCAACAGGAACCGCAGGTTGTCGTTGGCCTGGCTCAGGAAGTCGACGTTGAACGCAAACTTGAACTCGGCCCAGATTTTAAATTCCGCCGCCAGAAACTGCGCTTTCGTCCACGTCCCCGTCACCGTGTGGACGATCTCCACCTCGTCCCCCTCGCCCACCCCCGTCGTTTTCGTATCGGTCGAGCCCGCAATCTTAATGGATGTTTTCACGTTCAGCGAGCCGCCGGCGCTCGGCCAGTTCTGCACCCGCACCCGGAACGTCGCCTTCGTTACGTTCATCGAGGTCGGCAGCGTCCCGTCGTCCAGAATCTTCGTCACCAGCTTGTTGACCGCCACGGTCCCGCCGATCGAATCGCCCCACGCCGCCCCCACGCTCGGGCGGAAACTCACCACCTCGCCCGGGGGCGGCGGCAATCCCAATGAATCCCCCGCGCTGAAATTCTTGTAGTATCTCCAGCTCTCATATTCCGTCGTGCCGCTCGGGTGCAGGTCGAATTCATCCTCGCTGTAGCCGCTCTGATAGGTCAGCTTGAACGTGTGCCGCTGATCCAGGCTTCCCGCCGCCGGCAGGAACAGCGGCTTGCTGTCCGCCAAGCTGAGGCCCTTCGTGTCGTTGATGTTCGCCGCCAGCGTGTTCGTCACGTTCACGTTCAGCGTGTCCAGCAGCGCGTTGACTTCCTCGGCCGGCGGCGGCAGCAGGTCCTTGCTCAGCTTCCCCTGCCCGTCGATCAGCTGGATCCTCGCACCCGCCTTCGGCCATGCAATCGACGATCCCGACCGCACCCCCTTCACCTGATAGCGCACGATCAGATATGCTCTCTGAACGATCCCCGCCCGCCCGCTCAGGTCGTTCGCCTGCGCCACGTGCAGCACCTGCGCCGTGCTCTTCCCGTTGAGCGTCGCATGGCTCACGTGCGCGTCGTCGTCGGCGTCCACGGCGTCCGCCCAGCTCGCGACGTTGTTGTCCCTGCCCTCCTCCCACGCGATCAGGCTCGCCATGTCGGCGATTCCCGCCGCTCCCTCATACCCCGCGATCAGCGGCAGCGCGTCTATGTCCACATAGGTGATCGGCTGACCGTTCAGCGTCGATTCCGTAATCGTCGGATTGGCAATGACAATGCCGTTGATCCTCACATTGGTAATCGCATGACACGCATGGTCCGCCGCGATGAATCGATAATTCGTCAGTTTTTGCCGCACCAATGCGCCCGTCGAATGGGCCGCCGCGGCAGTCCCCCCAGTTCCTCGCGTGCAACCCGTCAGATTGTTCGTGCTCACTCCCGTATAGGTGATAATTTCGTTGTCGATATAGACCGATCCGCTGGCCGTGAACACGCTCCCGTCATCCACGGCAATCGTTGTGTCATCCTCGTCGATATCGGCCGACAAATTCGACCGCGCGCCTTTAGTCACCAGCAGCAGCGGACTGTCGCGCACTTCCCCCCAGATCCACGGGATCATCTCCCCATAGGCATTATCTGGCGCATTCGCAAAATCCCCGACAGTGATAAGCCGACCGACCAACTTATCCCCCGGCTGCAACCACCAATCTTCCATCAGAATCGTCATTGACGTTGTAGTCGGCTGAACATCACGAATGCGATATTTGCCTAATACAATCCAATCATCACTGGCTAGCGCATCATCCTGTGCGAACACACCATAGAATGTCACAGCTACGCCCTGCACCGTTGCAAAATAATCCAGGATCTCTTCAACACGCGGTGCGTCCGTCTCATAATTGCGCAGCGTAAACTGAGCGCTCCTGCCCACAAGCCCCGGCTTGATTGATTGCGCCAGTTCTCGCGAAAATTCCGGCCATGTTTGAACAATAACAGCCGGGACGTTCCCGGTTTCTATCGTCAACGCACGGTCTGTGTAATACTGCGTTCCAACAGGCGAAGGCCATTCGATTTTCACGAATCGATAAAAATTCCATCGGCCTGCCGCCGCCGCATTACTTTGACTTGTGCTTAGCGTTTTCACTCAGACTTGATCCCTACGATGACACATACGTATCGAAATTCTCTATATGAAGCAACCGCTCCCAACTTGAAAAACCATTGGTCACTCGGTTTTGTGTTCTATCGCGCATCGAATCACTAATCTCGCGACATCTATGCGTTCCATCACGCTCCCAATGCGCGATAGTAGCCGTCTCTAGCCCATGCTTTCGATAGATCAGCCACCAAGCCCAGTACCCCAATGCGTCACTGTCTGGCGCATGGGCAACAAGCATACGAAGGTCATATCGCGCATCACTTACTTGTGTCCGCGCGGTTTTTCCATCGCGTTTCAATTCCGTCACAATCCCCGAATCTGTCACTAGATCAATGATCACCCGCGCCGTCGAAGAAAACCGAAAAGCCTGCGTCGGTTTCCATAGCTTTGATCCAATAGGGCGATCCCGATCAGTCGCGATTTCTGTTGTAATGGCCGTTGTGCTGGATGTCTTGCATAACCCTAAATATTGAGGGTGGGTATCGTCTGAGTTGGAACAAAAAACATGATCACCCACAGCAATTACTTCCGGATCATTGCCAAAAGTGAACGTCTTGACGCCACTATTCGATTGCAAGCGCAAAATCACTGAACCGCTTTTCCCAAATGCAAATATTGGTTGGAAGTAATCCATGCCTATGCCCCCGCCATGCGCGGCGCACGGTTTAACCCCATGCGCTCCCAGTCATACATCACGCGGCGCACTGTCCGCTCAACCTCTCGAACATCCCCGCCATTGATATTGATTGTCACGCCGCCTCCGCCGCCCCCCATCCCCGCCATCTGCTGCTGATTGAGGATCGACCCCGATTGGCTCGGCACGAACAACTCCGGCCCCCGCTCCCCGACCATGTAGGGCTGGCCCGCGAATACCGGCCCGCCGCTGGCCCGGCCCTCGAATTGCCCCGCCAGATACCCCGCGGCACGCGCCAGCATTACGGGTTGCGACATTGCCGTCAAAAACGGATGTTCGTTCGCAAACGCCCCCCACATGTTCATCAGGCTTGTGATGCCATCCCGCAGCGCCCCAACCGCCCGCGGCACCCATGCGCGAATGGAGGCAACGATCCCATCCAATACGTAATTCCACCCCTCACTGATCACGTTCCAGATGCTCTCCCCGACCGCTCGCACCATTTCCCATCCCCGTTGCCACTCCCCCGTGACAATCAGCATCCACACCTCGACCGTCATCGTGATCATCTCCCACGCCACTTTGATCACGTCTACAATCGAGAACCAGATCGTCTCCGCCACCATCCGGATCAGATCCCAATGCCGCTTGATGAAATTCACCACATCCAGCGTCGCGCCTTTCATCGCGTCATACGTTACGGCCACCGTCTCCTTGATCAACGGCCAGTTCGCGCCGAACCATTCCACCAGCGTCCCCACCGCCGCCGTCACCTGCTCCACGATCCAGCCCCACGCCTCCGGCACCCATTCGCGCAGCCAGGCCATTACCGCCGCGATATCGGCACGCAACGCCTCCCACGCGGGCGAGAATTCCCGCACCATCCATTCCATCACCGTCAACGCGTGGATCTGAATATTCAGCCATACCTCGCGCCAATTGGCTGCAAGCCACGCCACGCCCGCAACAATCGCCGTCCAGGCGATCATTGCCAGCGGCCCGAGTCCCGTCAGGATCGTGATGAATCCGGTGATCGCGCCAGATACCGCAAAAAATCCGCCGATCAGCGAGGGCAGCACAACCAGGAAGCCGCCCAGCCCAACCAACACGGCGCCGATAATCGGAACGCTGATGGCAAGCCTGCCCGCTAATTCCTGATGCGCCTTGATCCATTCGCCCACACGCTCGGCAATTCCCGACAACACGGGAATCCATTCGCGCAGCGTCGCCACCGCCGCCTTCAGAAACGGATCGCCCACAACAATGGCCAGCCGCTTGAATTCATTCCACGCCAGTTTGATCTGACTGCTCAACGTCCCGTATCGCTTTTCCGCCTCCGCCGCCAGCGCCGTATTTTCCCGGAATCCCTCCGCCGCTCGCTTCGTCGCGGCGCGCAGGTCGTCCATGTTCCCCGTTACCTTCGCCACCTCGCGAATCAGCCGCTGATCCGCCAGCCCCAGCGCCTCCAGCGCGCCGGCCGTGTCCAGCCCCTGCGCTTCCATCTTCGCCAGACCCTCGAGAAACGCCGTCAGCGCCCCCATGGCATCGCGCTGGAACAGCGCCTTGAATTGCCCCGCGCTCATCCCCGCGATTTTCGCGAATTTCTCCAGCGATTCGCGCGCGCTTTCCGTCTCTCCCAGCACGCTCGCCTTCATCGCCAATCCGATTTTCTGGAACGCCGTCGATGCCGCCGCTGCCTCGCCGCCGCTCGCCGCGATCGTCGTCGCCAGCGCCAGCACTTGCGTCTCCGTCAATCCGATCTGCCGCCCGAACGCCGCCAGGTTCATCCCGATATCCAGGATTTCCCCTTCCCGCGCCGCAAAGTTATTGCCCAGCTCGACCAGCGTCGACCCCAGGCGGTCAACGTCCCCCTCCGCCGTCCCCATGATGTTCATAAACCGCGCCAGGCTCAGCGCGCCCTGCTCGCCCAGGATGTCCGTCGTATCCTGGAGCATCGCAATCGTTTCCGTGAATTTCGTTAGGTTGTCCGTCCCGCGAATCCCGAGTTGCCCCGCCACTTCCATGATCCGCGCCAGATCCGCCGCGCTCTGCGGAATGCGTGTGCTCATTTCCAATAGATTTTCTTGCAGAATTCCGAATTCCGCCTCCGTCGCGTCGACCGTCTTGCGCACACCCGTGAATGCATCCTCGAAATCGCTCGCCGCCTTCGTCACGCCAGCCACCGCGCCCAGAATCCCCGTTCCCAGCGCCGCCATTCCCGCGCCCACCGTCCGCGAGAAATTCGCAATGTTCCCCATCGTCCGCCTGAATTCACGCTCGGCGTCGCCCAGGGCCTTGTTGAACCCCTTGATGTCCGCCGTGATCAGGACGCTGGCCAGTCCGATTTGCGCCATGTCATTTCCCGCCGAATAGGGCTTTCAGCAGCTCCGCCTGCCGCTCACTCTCGCGCTCCCGATGCTCCTGATAGCGCGCGAGCATCAGGTTCAGCATCTCCGGCGTCCACTCGCTGATGATCCGCTCGGGCTCCAGTCCCCATTCCCGCAGCGCCAGCTCTAGCGCGCGGCTCCACCCGTGCTCGTCGTCGCCGCGGCGCCCCCCATCAGCGCCATCGCACGGGTCGCCGCGGCTTTCAATAAAGGGAACTGGAATTCGAGGAAGCGCAGCGCCGCCGCCTGCACCTCGTCCTCCCGCGCGTCCAGGATCGCGTCACGCCGCTCCCGCATCTCCGGGCAATACGCGATCATCAGTTCCACCAGCTCATCCATGCCCGGCCCCGCGAACCATCCCATGATCGGCCCCGCGATCTCCGCCAGGTTGATCTCGCTTTCATCCGTCGCCCGCGGCACCAAACGCATTGCCTTTTGCACCGCCTTGTCCAGCAACGCGCGAAACCCCTTCGCCTCGCGGAAACTCAGCACCCGCACGCTGTAGGTCCTCCCGCCGATCTCGCAGTCGAATCCCTCCCGCGCCAGAATCTGCGCGTCCGTCCGCTCCCGACGCGCCCGCTCGATCGCCGCTTCAATGGCCGCGCGCCGCTCGTCGTCGGTCATCTCATCCAGCCGGGTCGGCGACACCCCCAGCAGCTCGCAAAAATGCGTCACATACCGCTGGCGCTGCTTGTTCCTCTGCTCCGCCGTGAGCATCTGCTTTTTGCCCATGATCTGCCCGAGTCCTTTTCCATTGGATTTTTTTCCATCGCCAGTCCGATTAGCTGTCGATCTCCGCCTGGCGATACTGCTGGCGCAGCTGCTCACCCGCCGTCACCGTCGTGTCGATCACCGCCAGCCATTTCGCCGGCGTCCGCGTGATGTCCTTCAGCTGGTACTGGCGGTTCAGTTTCGTGATCGGCGTCACTTTCGGGTACCAGACCAGCATCTGCATCCCGCCGCGATCCTGGCCGACAATCGCCAGATGCCACCACGCCAGTTCCGCGTAGACTCCGCCGACAACAATTTCATGCGGCGCGTCGGTCGCGCCCGTCGTCCCCACCGTGTACTGCGAACGCGGCAGGATGTACTGCAGCAGCAGCGGGTCCGCATCGATGAACGTCGCCTCGATCTCGAATTTCCGCCCGCCGTTGTCAACCGCATGAATGATCCCGCCTAACTCCGGCACGTCTAGCTCGGCCACGTTGAAGCTATCGGTCTCCGTCACGCCGTCGTGCGTCGGCGTCAGCAGTTGCGTGTAGCCCGTACTCGCGAACTCGTCCTGGTTCAGCGGCGCCGACGCCCCCGCCGACCACTTTTTCACCCAGATCTGCGGAATCCCATGCACGACAAGACTCGCTCCGGCCATCGTCGTATCTCCCATCCGTCAGGAAATGCGGCGTGCCCGAGTTCCGCCCAGGCCCGAGCAATGTGAATTTTCCGGGGAAGCCGCTCGGGCGTCGGCTTGTCGGTCGGCCAACCTATCCCCGGAAATCTAATGACATTCCGCGCTTGTCCCTCCCGTCAGTCGATGAACAGCGCCTGCCAGCGCGCCGTCGCGAATTCCCATCCCATGTCCGCGTATCTCCCCGGCCGCGGCGGCGACGTTTGCCAGAAGCATCCCACGCGGTCGTTGTTGATCGTCTCGCTGATGTTGTCCAAGGCACCCTTCACCGTCTCCGCCAGGCTCACCGCCGCCGCCTGCGTCGCCCCGAAAAACGTCAGCGTCATCGGCACCTGGCTCGTATACGGGTCGCTCTCGCTGTCTCCCTCGTCCGGCTCAATCTGGATCGCCGGCTGTACGCTCTGCGGGGTTTTCCAGCCCGCCGCGATGTTCTCCGGCACCTCGCCGACCCAGATCCGTGTGCTCGTCAGGTTCGTGATCGCCGTCTTGCTCGCGATCAGCGCGCGGATCGTCGCCAGTTCGTTGAGCGCCATCATTTCGGCCACCTCTGCCGCAGCGCCGTCATCACGCGCCCGATGTGCGCCCTCAGCGCCCGCTGAAAATACAGCCGCCCCCGCACGCTCGGCTTGCGCGTCCCGTAGTTGCGGAACACGCCGTAGCCATACTCAAACCACACCAGCCCGAACGGATTGCCCGCCCGCCGGCCGCGCTTGATCACCCCGCTCTTGCGCCGCACCGTCATGTCCAGGTTCTTCGGCTCGTGATACACTTTCCCCCCGCTCCGGTAGCGCCGCGCGATCCGGTGCTGCGCGCTGCGGTCCTGCCGCGCCAGCCGTCGCGTCTCCGACTGCACGATCTGCGCCGCCTGCTGCACGCCGTATTTCGTCGCGCCCAGGCACGCATCGCGGTACTGGCCGAACCCCGCCTTGTCGAGAGTGATCCTCACCGTCGTGTTCATCGATCGGCCCTCAGCTCACCTTCCTGCACAACGCCCGCACGTGATGCCCATACGGCGCCGGCATCACCGCGGCCACCAGCAGCACCTCGCTCCCCCCATCAATCGCCGTGATCTGGTCCGCGTCCGTCACGTCCTGCCCCGCCGCGAAGTACGCCACCGCGTCATAGACCGTCACGTCCCCCGGCTTCGCCTGCTCGTCGCCTCCGCGCCACTGCACCGCGCACCGCACACCCGTCGCCAGATCGCCCCACGACTCTGCCGGATGCCCCAGCGCGTCCACTGTCCCGGGCGTGTTCCGCCGTATCGTGCAGGTCTGTCGCAGGAGTCCATTCATGCGATTGCGTAGGGCCCTAACACCCTGGATTCCATCGCCGCCAGGCTCTCCGGCGCCGCGCGCTTGTACGAGTAATCCCCCAGTCGCTCGCTTTCGTATTGCCCATTCGACCCGATTTCCCGGTACCAACTCCCCGCCAGGCAATACGTGTAATTCACAATCCCCGCCGGATAGGCATAGGCCACCACCGATGCGCCGCTCTCGTGCGCCGCCGCCGTCGTCCCGTTCACCCCCCGCTCCACCGTCAGCGTGTTGGTTGACACCGCCGATACAAACATCTGCTCGCTGTCCACGCGTAGCGTCATCCCCGCCGCCACGCCGTGCCCGACCGCCATCGTCGCCGTCGTCGTCTCGCCGTCGGCCACCGCTGCCGCGAGCGTCCCCACGCTGTCTGTCGGGTCCGCGCGCCGGCCGTCGCCATAACCCCACGCGCCCGTGATCTGCATCACCTGCCGCCCGCGCGGCAGCGTATAATTCCCGTTCGGCGCCGCCCGCAGCCACCTCTTGGGATAGCCGTCGGTCGCCCGCTCGCCGCTGTAGAGCAGGTAATCGCTCGCCGTCCACGCCTCGTCGTCGAATTCGCCGTCGCCGTCGTTGTCCACTCCCACCGCGCTCGCGGTCAGCAGGTCCGGGTGCGGCGGCGGAAACAGCACCAGCGCATCGTCCACGTCCAGCGCCCGCGCCGCGCTCACCACGTAAAAGTGGCGGCCGCACTGCTGGTCAATCCAGCGCGACGCCGCCTCAATCAGGTCCAGCAGCAGCGCATCGTGCGTCGTGCCGCTCACGCCTAGCCGCGTCGCGAGCTCCGTCAGGGTCCCGTAGCAGTTCATCCGCGGCCACCGCCTCGCCCGCTATTCCTCGACGGCCAGATAGATCAGCCCGCCCTTCGCATTCCCCGCGTTGTCCACCGTGATCGTCACCTCGCCGATGATCAGCGGGTTGCCCTCGTTGCCGCTCCCCGGCCCGAATGCATACAGCGGCTCGATGTTTGTGTCGTCCCGGTCGGCGCCGCTCCCGCCCAGCACGTCCAGCCCCGCGATGCTCACCGTCACGTCGTAGTTGTCGCTCGGCTTCGTCCCGCCGCCGTCCGGGTCGGTCACCAGCCACGCCAGCCGCCCCTGAATCTGATCCGTCGTCACCTGGTAGATCCCGTCGCTGTTGCTCGCCCAGTCGAGCATCCACAGTTTCCATGGCGCGCGCGTCCGGTCCGCCCGTTCATACGTCGTCCAGGTGATCGTCGACGTCCCCGAGGTCGGCGCCGCATCCAGCACGCCCGTCCAGATCACGTTCTCCGCCCGCGCGCCGGCCGCGGCGAGCACCAGCAACATTCCGATTGCATATCCGCTGTTTTTCATTGGCTTTTTGTTCTCCGGCCTCTCCGGTGATGTGGGGGCGCCGTCCGGCCGGCGAGCATCGCGGCTTGCCGCACCGGACGGCGCCTTGCGGGCCGGGTCATCCGCCGGTCCTACGGATGCCCGAGGAGGAGGACATTCACCGTGCCCGTCGTCGACGCGGCCGTCGTCACGGTCAACGTGCCGTTGCTCACCGCCGCCGTCGTCAGGCCCGGATCGGTCGTGCAGGCGATCCACGCCAGCCCGCCGACGTAATAGCTTGACCCCACGTCCACGCTCGCCGTCGCGCTCGTGTCGTCCGTGAATTCCAGTTCGGCCACCTCCAGCAGGTTGATCACCGTCCCCTGGTCCAGGTCGTTCGGGTCGCCGATCCGAATCCCCGTCCAGCCCAGGTTCAGGTACCCCGCCGCTGCGGCCAGCCCCGCGCAGCACAGCAGCGCGCTCACCGCCGCCGCCTGCATCCATTGTTTGCGTGTCATCCGGAGCATCATCCCGCTCCCTCCATTGCGATTGGCATTGTCATTGGAATTACGCGATCGTCGTCGCCGTCAGCCCGTCCTGCGGGTACCGCGGGTTCGCCAGATAGGCCACGCACGCCTCCGCGTCGTTCGCGCTCATCGTGATCCGCGCCGCCGCGTAACGCAGATCCACGCCGTTGTCCGTTCCCGCCTGCGCGATTTCCTCCGCCGTGCATTCCGCCACGACGTAATCGCCCGTCGCGTCGGCCGCCACCGCGCCCGAGTCCTTGATCACCACCGGCGACGTGAACGCCGCGTCCGCGCTCGCCACGATCTCCACTTTCGTGATGCTCCCGCCCGTCCCCGGCACGGTCAGCATCGCCGCCACCAGCAGCGAGGTATACTCGCGCATGTCCAGGTAGTTGATCGTCGTGCCGCCGTCCGGGCTGCACAATTTCGCCGAGGTCGCGCCGGGATCGTGATCGAACATCTGCAATTTCTGCCGGCACGCCATCTTGTCCGTTGCAACCGAGCTCACCATGGTCTTTCTCCTGCTCGTGTGGATTCAGTTCAATCGGGCTGTTAGTTTTTCCCGCCCTTTTTCTCGGCCTCCGCCGGCTTTGCCGCGGCCTTCGACTTGTCCGCTTCGGTCGGCGCCACCAGACGCGCCGCGCCGCGCCGCAGCCACCGCTGCGCCGATGCCGCTTCCGCCTTGATCCGCTCGCCCGCCTTGTGCGGGCCGCCCTCGCGCTCGCGCGTGTCGCGGATGAATTCGATTTCGATTGCCATTGGATTTTCCCCCGTCTGGTTATACGGGGCCGGGGCCGCTTGCGCCGCGCGCCCCGGCCGCTTGCTCAGGCCCTCGCGCTACGCGCGCGCCGCCAGCGTCACGAACGGCGAGCGCTGCGCCGCGCGCCCCGGCCGCTTGCTCAGGCCCTCGCGCTACGCGCGCGCCGCCAGCGTCACGAACGGCGAACGCTGCGCCGCGCCGTTCTTCGGCGTCAACGCCGACCGCCACCACGGCGCCCCGTCATTGCGCATGTAGAACTTGAACGCGCGCTCGTGATTCTCGAACCGCACGTGAATCGACTCGGCCGACCCCGGACGCTGATACGTCCCCTCCAGATACTGCGACCAGTCGCCTAGCACGATGTCTCCGGCGTCCCCCACCGTGTCGCAGAACTCGGTGAAAATGATCGGCCGACCCAGGATGCGATCCGGCTCCCCGTCGCGCGCCGACGGCTGCCAGATCAGTTGCCCCGCCGGATTCACCAGCGTCAGCAGCTGCGGCAGCGTGTCGTGGTTCGCCAGCCAGATCGCGTTGCCATAGCCGAAGCATTGCGCTCTCATCTTCACCAGGTTCATGTAGACGATGCTGTCCGCCGGCTGGCCGTTCTCCTTCGCCACCGTGATCAGGCACGGCGACTTGAGCACGCCGAGGAACTGGCCCACGCCCGATCCGTTCAGCCGCTCGTCCACGAGCTTCGCGGCGAATTCCTCGCCGAACCCGCTCTCCAGCAGCGAGATGAAACTGATCGCCGAGTCCTGCAGGATTTCCTCCGTCGCGAACGCGACGCCGAACAGGCTGTGCGCCTCCAGCCGCACCTGCTCGAATTGCATCCGGCTCGCCGGCACGGTGTCGGTCTCCGCGCGCCGGTAAACCCGCAACCCGCCCGACACGCTCGACGAGTGGTCCTTGTCCACGCGCGCGTTGAACGTCACCGTCGGCGCGTTCATCGGGATCTGCCGCACGCGCGCGCTGATCGGATCGCTCTCGGCCATCGTCGACAGCAGGTCCGGGCTGAACCCCGCCGGCACCAGAAACCCGCCATACGGGTCACTGTACCCGCCCTGCTCGTCGCTCCCCGCCGCCAGGCTCTTCAGTTGCTCCGTCAGCCGCCCGCCCCGCGCGTGGTTCAGCACGGCCATCAGGAACTCGCGCGGATTCCGGAACCCGCGCTTCGGGTCGTCCTCGAACCGGTCGCGGCCCAGCTGGATGTTCCCCGCGTCGACCCGCGGCTCATCGTCAACGCCGCGCGAATACGCCGCGCGCTGCGTCTCCACCGCCTCCAGCTCGCGCGCCTGCGCCTCCAGTCGCTCCGCGTCCGTCTTCAGCCGCGTCTCGTCCTCGCTGAGCTCGCGGCCCTCGCTGGCCGCCAGTCCGACGGCTTCCTGATACTTGGCCAGCTTCTCGTCGGCCTTGCGCCGCAGTGCCTTACTGTCCATCTGTGGACCCTCCTGTCATTGGATGCGCAGCGCGATGCGCTGGCCCATCACCTGGAATCCCTCCGCCATCGCCACGCGCAGGCGGCTTTCCATTGCCATTAGCATTTCGGCCGTCGCCGCGTTCGCCGCGGCCTCGGCCGGCTCCGCCGCGCGCAGCGCCAGCCCGCGCCCCCGCAGAAACGCCCCCACCTGCTCCCGCGTCCGCTCCGGTTGCCCCAGCGCCGCCGTCGGCGCCTCGTCGCTCAGGCCCAGCACATACGCCAGGAATTGTTCGGTTGCCTGTGGATCGCCCGCGCCGAACAGCCCCGCCGGGTTCGCCGCTGGTTCGTCCACGAGGTCGCTCGCCAGCAGCTCCGCCAGCCGCGCGTGAATGAAGTTGTTCGTGTTGTCTGCGTCCGGACTGATGAACTGTCCACGCGCGTCCTCGTGCGCCGCGCTGAACCGCTCCATCTCCACCCAGTCGAAGGAAAACTCAATCGATGCGGCCAGCAGGTCCGGCGCTTCCTGCGCCAGCTTCAGCACATACCCGGCGAGGTCCCCCTTCGGGCTCTCGCTCGCCGCCTCCAGCAGCTCCAGATCCGCCAGCACCTGGTCGCCCCGCACGCGGAAATTCGTGCTCCGGCCCAGCGCCGTCCCCAGCGCCCCGTCTCCGAAAAACGACGGGTGATTGAATCGCGTCCGCACCCCGCCCGGCGCGGCGTTCCCGGCCTTCACCACCTGTCTCAAAAACGTCTTGTCGATCCACAACGCATGCCCCCGCGCCTCGCCCCGCGTGATCACGCTGTACCCCGTGATCCGCCGGCGCGCCGCGTCCACTTTGCCCGCCGCCAGGCTCCCCGCGTGCAGGCTCGCGCGCATGGGCTTCTGCGCCAGATCACGCATGATGCGCGCCCCTCCCGTTCAGGCTGCCGTTGGCGTGGCCGTTCAATGCGCCGTTCAGCGTGCGCATCGCCGCGGCGAAACCGTCCCCCTCGCCGACGGCTTCGTCCGCCCCATTGCCATTGGAATTGTCATTGGAATTACCGGCGGACTCCGGCGCGCCGATCGGCTGCATGTTCATCGGCCGGATGTAGTCGTCGCCCCCCGCGATCGGGTCCTCTTCCAGCCACTCGCGGCAGTCGTTCGCGCTGTACCAGCCCCACTCGCGCCCCTTGCTCAGGAATTCCGCCTGGCTTTTCTGGTCGCCCGCCAGGAATGCGCGAATATTGAACTTCGTGTAGTGCCCCGCGCGCCGTTCCTCCGGCGTCAGCAGGCTCTTGTCCAGCCAGTCCTCGATCCGCTTCAGTCGCGGCAGCAGGCTGAATGTCAGGTAGCCTAATTTTTGTTCGCCGAGGCCCGAGCCCCAGCTCGTCGATTTGCTCAGCAGCCCGATGAAAAACGGCGGCACGCCGAAAAACCGGCAGATTTCCTCCGCCTGAAACGTCCGCGTCTCGATGTACTGCGCGTCGACCGGCGAGATCTGGATCGGCCTCAGATCCTTCCCCTGGTCCATGATCGCGATCTTGAACCGGTTCGCCCCCGTCTGCGCCTGCTGCCAGTTCTCCCGGTAGCGAGCCTTGTCCTCGTCGCTGATTTTGTTCGGCGACTGGATGTAGACGCTCGGCCGCGCATCGTTCCGGAAAAAGCTCGCCCCGAATTGCTCCGCCGCCACGCCCAGCCCCACGCCCTCGCGCGCGCAGGCCAGCGTCGACAGCCCCCCGGCGCCGTCCGTCCCGAAATTCGGGATATGCAGCACCTGCTCGGACGTCGCGCGACGCCAGCCCCCGGCGTCCTCCCGCACCTCGAAAACCTTCCGGCCGCCCTCGACCTTGATCCGCACCAGATCCGGATGCAGGTAACGCAGCGCCTTCACGCGCCCCAGTGCGTCGCGGGTTTTCCACCAGAACGCATTGCCGCGCATCTCGATCGCCGCCGCCGTCAGTTCGCGGAACGAATGCGGCGTCTGGTCCGGGTGCGGCTCGTAATGCAGCAGCCACTGCACCGGGTGCTCGTCCTGCACGCGGCGCTTGTTCCCCGTGCGCTGGTAGACGTTGAGCGGCAGAATCGAGATCGATCCCGCGATGAACCGCACGCACGCATACACGGCCGAGAACGCCAGTGCCCGGTCCGGCGTCACCAGAGGCCCCGCCGCCGTCTCCGCCGACGCCTCGTCGCGGTACCACCGCTCGTCCAGCGGATCGCGCGCGGGCTCCCCGGCCAGCAGTCGGCGTAGAACTGTCAGCGGATTGCGCAATGAAAAAGCTCCCAGCCGCCCATGCATGGCTAGGGGCTAGACCGGCGCGCGGATCAGACGCGCCTGTATCGTCGAGTCATTGCTACCCGACTCCGCTCTCCAACGCAAACGGGTGGGCTACAGATCTGTCAGGCATAAAAAAAGCCCCCGGCCATGAGCCGGAGGCTTTTTTCGTTGCGTTGCGTTGCGTTGCGCGGCGCGGCGAAGCGCTGCGCGGCGTTGCGGCGCGAGGCGCAGCGGGGCGATAGACTCACATTGCTCGCTTGCAGGTATACCCGCACACCGGGCACCGATACCTCCTGATCTTGAATTCCCCATCGCGCAGCGTGGACGTGACCAGCATCCGCCGCCCGCAATGCTCCAGCGCGATCTCGATGATCTCGATCGGCGCGACCGGCTCCACCGGCCGCACCGGCTCGACCGGACGCATCTGGCCCCCCTTGCAGCCAACATCGATTTCGATCCGCACCGGGATTTTCCCTGGCCTCACCATGCGCGCCATCTCGCTGCCCCCTCCCCTTCTCAGAAGATGCTCGAGTACTCATCCACCGCGTCATCATCCTGGTGCTTAATCGCCACCGCCAGCGCAATAATCGCCGCCACCACGCCGTCAATCCTCCCCGTTGACCGCGCCTTGTCCGGTATCCGGTTCTCGTTCGCGTCCAGACGCATCACGACGTTGTTCACCATCCACGCCAGCACCGGGTCGTCGCCATGGCATATTGACGCCTCGTGAACCAACGTCTCCATCCGCTTTGTCGCTTCCCCCATGCCCTGATACCCCTGCCGCACCGGGACGACCGGGATGCCCTCGCCTTCCAGGTCGAGCGCCGTCTCCATGGCGTGCCACGGGTCATATCCGATCTCTGTCACGGCACCGTCCGCCGCGTCGGCCTTCAACCGCTCACGGATGATTCGCTGATCCATGACGTTTCCGTCTGTCAGCGTGATCCACCCCTCGCTGGCCCAGCGGTCATAGGGCGCGCGGTCCCGACGACAACGCTCGAGCAGTCCATCTTTTGGCAAAAAATAGTGATTCAGGATTGCGTATCGGTCTTTCTCTGGCGACACATACAGCCGCGACCAGCAAGTCGTATCAATCGTGCTCGCCAGATCCAGCCCCCCATAGCAGCGCCAGCCAGTGACATCCGGCAACGCCCCACCGCACCGCTTCCAAACCTGCGGAAGGAACCAGATCTTTTCGGCCTGAGTCCACAGGTTCAGCCGGTAGCGCTTGAACTGATTCTGTAGGCTTGGATCTTCGATCGCCCGCCGGCAATCCGCCTCCATGTCCTCCAGCTTGATCGTCTCGCCCAGGCTCGGATTCGCTTTCGCCCACGTCGACGGCGCCGTCCAGTCGTCCTCGTCGTCCGCCTCAGCGACGTACGCGAAATATTCCCAGTCCAGCGGGTCGTCGACCGGCGCCGCCAACACCCGCTTCGCATACGAATACTCATGCCATCCGACGCTCTCCGGGTCATACTCCCCCGCCGTCGATATCGAGATCTGCAGCGGCTGCGTCCGCGCCGCGCCGCTGTAAAACAGCGTGTTGAACAGCACCCGCGACTTGTGCGCGTGTAGCTCGTCGATCACCAGCCCATGCGTATTGAGCCCTTCTTTCGTCGGCGCGTCTGCGCTCAGCGCGCGGAAAAAGCTGTGGGTCTCGTCGTATTTCATCGTCTTCGTCGCGTCCAGGACCTTCACCCGCTTGCTCAACTCCGGCGACTGGCGCACCATGTTCGCCGCCTCGCGAAACACCAGGCTCGCCTGCTCCCGGTCCACCGCCGCGCTGTAGACCTGCGCCCCCGGCTCGCCGTCTCCCACCAGCAGATAGAGCTCGATCCCCGCCGCCAGCGTCGTCTTGCCATTTTTCTTCGGCACCCAAATCGATCCCCGTCTGAACCGCCGCGTCCCGTCCGCGCGTTTCCACCCGAACAGCGGTCGCACCACTTCGTCGGCCTGCCAGCCCAACAACTCGAACGGTCGCCCCGCGAACCGCCCCTGCGAATGGCGCAGCACCCGCTCGAAAAACGAGACCGCCCGCTCCGCCGCCTGCGCGTCGTACCACAGCCCCAGCCGCTTCGCCGTCCGCTCCGGTAAATGAATCGGCGTCGCCATCATGCATACTCCGCGAACCAGCTCGCATCGCTCGCAGGCGTCCCCTCGGGCGCCTCCAGTCGCGCCCGCGCCGTCGGGCTCAGGCCCAACTCCGCTCCGATCCGCCGCAGCATGTCCGACGCCTGCCGGATCTGCGAGATCAGCGGATTGGTCTGCAGCGACCCGTTCGGGGTCTCCACCACCGCCCGCTGCCCGCCGCGCTTGAACCCCGCGACCGCCGCGCGGTATAGCGCATACTGCATGCAGTACGTCTCCAGCAGCTGCCGGTCCGCCGCCGTGTAAACCGCCGTGGGCATCGCCGCCGTCACCAGCTCCCACAGTCGTTTCCCCTCCGGCGGCAGATACCCCGGCGCCGTTCCCACGCCTCCCACCGGGATCGGCTCGCGCCGCATCCGATCGCGTTTGGTGAGTTTGCCCTCGATCGCCTTGATCGCCGTCGGCTTGCGCTTGCGTCCCACTGTCATCGTCGTGCTCCTTTCTGGCCCCCTCATCCCTCGGGGCCCCATATCTGGCGCTCAATATACCGCACCCGTTGGCTCACCCCCCCATCTCTCGCCCGTAGCCCGTCCTGTCGCACCCGCCACCCCCCATTTCCCATTTTTCCGCGCGCGGG